GAACTTCCGTGAGTTTAGTGAATTGAATTGATAGGTTTTTACTTTCATTTGGATTTTTGTCGTACCAATTGTAGTAATCCCCCATCACTTCTTCGTACATTTTTGACCTTAGTCTCAAATATACAGGGGTAATAATTTTTTCGGGTAGGTCCAACACATCTTCTTTTAGTCTACGTAAGACTGTAGAAGTGGTTCGGTCCCGTAGTTCTTCTAAGTTGGATGCCCCCATGACATTCCAAACTTTTCTCATTCCCACTTTGAATTGGTAACCCGAACAATATCTAATCACATAAGCCATCCAATTTTTTGCCACAGGTGAATCCACCAAACTCAAAAGATTAAAATAATTTATGGGACGTGATGTCATGGGGGTACCTGTCAACAACCACAATCTTTCCACATCTTTAACCAAGTCGTTAATTAGTTTGGTTCTTTGGGCTTGTACATTTTGGATGTAGTGAGCCTCGTCGATTATTACCAAATCAAATTTGGATTGTAGAATGATTGAGTCTTTTCTATTTTTTGTATCGTGAAAGTTTTTGATAATGTCGTAGTTCATTATCACAATCTCAGCCTCGGGAGAGTAGTTTTTACCCTCACAAACATAAGACGACTTTTTTGAATACAACTCATATTCCCTTTGCCAGTTAATCTTCAGGGTTGCGGGACATATGATAAGAATTTTCTTGGCACCTGCTTCCAAAGATGCGATGATAGTTGAGGTTGTCTTTCCCAATCCCATATCGTCAGCCAAGATGTATTTTTTATTTTCAAGTAGTTTCTCAATGGCGGTCTTTTGGTGCTCAAGTGGAGGACGGTGACTGTACTTCTCGTAGTTTATTTCTCCAATCTCAACTTTGTTATCTTTTATAAGTGATACCTTAGGAACCCAAATGTCGGACAGGGCGTCTCCCTCAAAGAACTTTCCCCAAATGTGGTATGCTTTATCTTTCTCTGCCAACAACTTTTCAATCCAAAGTTTTTCAGGCACATTGATTAGGAATTTGTCGTTGGCAATTTTGTTAGAGAAATATGAGTCCAACATAACCCACTTCTTAGCTACCTTGGGGGTGTTGTCTTTATTGGTAACAATATACTCGGCTTGACTACGGGTGGGATAAAACTTTTTATTATTCTGAAGTTTGTCTTTTAAACCTAAAATATAATTGTTTGCCCCCTCGTATGTTTCAAGAATTGAAACAGCTTTGGATTCTATTGTGAGGTTAATTCCCATTATTTTACTTCTATAGATTGCCCTGTGCTTGCCCAATAATTACTATCTCCGTAGAATACGGTAATTTCTTCCCCAACTTCAATGTCCCGAAGAGCGTAGAAATTGAAACTTTCTTGTCCGTCGGTATTGTTCCATTCGGCACTTGGATTCTCCGAATGATTATAATATGAAGAATATCCAAGACCAATAACAAAGTATTGGTTTTGTCCTCCACGTGGATAGAAAAACCTATAATGAGACATGACGTTAGAGTCTAATTTTAAGACAGGAGCAACTTCAAAAATTTCTCCTTTCAAAATCTTTTGTGTGGCAAACACGCCCAACCCGTGAATAACACTGTCGGCGACTTTAATTTTATGTGGAGGATTAATGACCATTTTACTGATAATAATAACAATCCTACATGTATTTATCAATATATCGGTTATGGCAAATAAATTAGTACCAATTACTCGACTTGGCAAATTCTTCGGTGGTGAAGATTATGCGTTGGATGTTTCGATGGGTTCTGAATGGTTGGAAGGTGATATGAACTTTACCGTCATTCTATATCGTATTGATAGATACAAGACAAGAATCGATGATGTTTATGGGGAATCACCCGAGGGTGGAATTCAATTTTTAGCTCCTGTGGAACTTAAGGGGTATGTTCAAATTTTATCTCCGACTGGTATGAGACTCGGTAATTCTCGTATTGAACAAGACGAACCAGGTAATTTGAGATTTTCTATTTATCAATCTTACCTCGATGAATTGGGGGTTGATATTGCTTTTGGTGATTACTTGGGTTATTATGAAACTGAAAGCAAGGTACGTTACTATTCTGTTGCCGATGATGGAAGGGTTGTATCAGACAACAAACATACTTACGGAGGGTATAAACCATTTTACAGGACCATTGTTGCAACTCCTGCAAGCCAAAATGAATTTTACGGAACCTGATGCCATATCCAAAACAAATAAAACCTACAATTGATTTAGTTCCTCCGAAGACTCTCTCTGCTAGGCGAGAACAACTATTGGAGTTCATTAATAAAGACGGGACGTATCTCCCAAAATCTGTATTGCATGCGGATTTGGATTTGGGTATGTTGGAGTTTGTAAAAACTTCACTTCAAACCACAGTATCAGGCAAGGATATTAGTGTTATCAATAAAATTATTACCAATCAAAGGTGGTCTCAATTCACTGAAACTTGGGATTTTGTTGACAATGACTTCAACGTACAACTTCCATTTATAACGGTTGTTAGAAAACCTGAAGTTAAATATGGTACCAATCCGTCACTTCAATACACAATACCAGTTAGAAAACAATTCTACTACGCCACAGTTCCCACTTGGAATGGAAACCAAAAGGGATATGATGTTTACACAATTCCCCAACCTGTACCTGTTGATATTGATTATAGTGTCAAAATTTTATGTAACAGAATGAGGGAATTAAATACATTTAACAAAAATGTACTTCAAACTTTTTCTTCACGTCAAGCATATACATTTATCAAAGGTCAATATGTACCAATCGTTATGAACAACATATCTGATGAGTCAATCATTGATGTAGACAAAAGAAATTATTACATTCAAAGTTACGACTTCACCATGTTGGGTTATCTAATTGATGAAGAGGAGTTTCAAGTGAAACCAGCCGTTGCGAGAGTTCTTCAAGTTTATGAAGTAGATACTCAAGTTCCCGTTGGAAAGCGTAATCAGATTACACCACCAAATCCCGATGAGTTTGATTATCCGTTTTTTTTCACATCAGGAAATACGACGCTAACCGATTTTCCTGTAGACTACAGAATTGATGTGAAGTTTATTGAATCAACTAATGTAGATTCTTACGATGTTTACATCAACGATGATTTTTATGGGTCAGATATTTTTGACATTCAATTGAATCAAGGAGATAAGTTTCAGGTAGTTGTTACCAAGGAAACTGTCGGTGAAGAAGCAAATATTTTGTTCTCGGCTAAATTAGTTTAGTCCTCTCCGTAAATATCTTTTTTGTCCCCACACCTTTCGTAAATAAGGTTTTCTAAAAACCTATACATTTTCACTCCGTGTTTATCACAGTAGTTTTTTAACACTGAGTGTGCCTGTTTTGATATTTTAAGGTTCTTAATATCCTGAGAGGGAATTTTCATAAAGGTAGAAAAAAGGCAGAATAAAATCTTACTGCTTATCAATACATATCCAAAAGTCAAGTTTTTTACTTTTTACTTGAATATTTATCTATAAAATAAATCCGAATAAGAAAAATTAAAATATGTTTTTTCAAGTAACAACACAAGCCAATCAAAAGGTTTTTGTATCTCCTGGTGTCTATACATCCGAAACTGATTTGTCATTTGTAGCACAAAGCGTTGGTGTAACGACTTTAGGTTTGGTTGGTGAAACTCTATACGGTCCGGCTTTCGAACCTATATTCATAACAAACTACGATGAATTTCAGAACTTTTTTGGTGGTGTAACCCCTGAAAAATTTGTAGGAACTCAAATTCCTAAATACGAAGCGGCTTACATCGCTAAAGCCTACCTTCAACAATCTAATCAATTGTTTGTAACAAGAGTCTTGGGGCTTTCAGGTTATGACGCAGGTCCTTCATGGACTATAACCGCTATTGCAAACGTTGACGGGGAAACCGTAGGTATTGACGCTGGTGTTGCTCAAATTTTTTGGTCGGCTACTTTCACAGGTACATCGACAGGTACATCTGTGACTTTTACATCTGCACTACCTTCAATAGTTTCAAACTCTCTCAACACACAATACACCCTCTATGACGGTTCAACATCTTCTTATTCGAAAGACATTCAAGGGTTTATGAACTCCATATCAGGTAACACTTCGTTATCTGCGACAACGGCTCAATTCTACGGAATGCCATCACAAGTTGGTTATAACCAATTAAATGCTCAGTTTTCTGTGCTAAGTAATAATTTTGGTGTCGATAGTCTTGACCCACAGGCAAACGATTTGACAGATAGTATAAATGACCCATGGTACTACGCGAATTTTGATGTAACGGGCAACACCTGTGATTATTCGGGTTATTCTTGGAACTACGCTGTAACTAACTTCTTAACTGGCGCGTCAAATTCATTCTCGGGAACTCTATCAGGTAACGTTTACTTTTACAGTGGAGAATCTTTCACTGAATATTGTAATTTGGTTGTCGGTACTCTACGTTCAAGAGGTGTTTCGGAATACACCGCAACTGACCATGGTCCACTTTATCAAGTAACAGGTCTTACTGATTTACAAATTGTATGTACAGGACCTTACTCGGGTATTAGTCAAAACCCATTCTCAACATTCCAAATCAGTGGTGTAACTAAAACAGGAACCGACTTCGATTTTGATGTTTCTTTTGGGGCAAGTAATGCTAATTACATAACTAAAGTTCTCGGAATAACTAATTTTAGTAAGTCTCAGTTTGAGGTACCGGTGTATGTTGAGGAATCATATCCAGGTCTTTTGACTTACGGATACAACAAAGGATATGTGAGAGGTTTAAATTGTGACTTTATTGCTCTTCCTGAAGCTCGTGATATTACTTCAACAACCTCAATTGCGTGGAATCTCCAACAATACCAAAGTCCAAAAACACCATATGTAGTTTCTGAACTTCGTGGTAATAAAGTTTACAGATTGTTTAGATTTGTTTCTATTTCTGATGGTGATTTGGCAAACACTCAAATCAAAATTTCGATTGCTAACGTATCTTTCAGTAATATGACCTTTGACGTACAGGTACGAGATTTCTTTGATACAGATGCTAATCCAATCGTTCTTGAAAAATATACCAATTGTACTTTGGACCCAGCAACTAATAGTTTTGTGGGTAAAAAGATTGGTTCGTTCGATGGTGAATACCCATTAAACTCTGCTTATATTATGATTGAAATGGCGGATGAGGCTCCGTTTGACGCACTTCCATGTGGTTTCTATGGTCTTGATGAGAGAATTTACGAATCACCGACCAATCCTTCACCATTCCCAATTATCAAGAACAGATATTTTTACCCTGGCGAAACTCTTTTTGACCCACCTTTTGGCACAACCGCAGGTGGCTCGAATGTTGTAACGGCTTCGGGAGATAACGTCAGAAGAAGTTACTTGGGAATTTCATCATTTTTTGGTATCGACTCTGACCTCCTTCAGTATAAGGGTAGAAAAAACCCAACAGTCAATTGGTATGAAGCGACTGATTCTGAACCATGGAATTACCAAACACAAGGTTTTCACTTTGACTCAGGAGCAACTGTTGTTACAATCGGTAATGCTTTTGTTACGAGTGGAACACCAGCGTTTGTTTGTGGTATTGCGGATTTCAAAGCGGAACCAACAACTCAAGCTAACCCATACTACTTCTTGTATTCTCGTAAGTTCACATTTATGTTCCAAGGAGGATTTGACGGATGGGACATTTATCGTGAGTTTAGAACAAATACTGACAGGTTCCAACTTGGAGCGTCAGGTTACCTACAAGGGGCTTATTTATCCCAAAGATACCCAACAGCGTCTGGAGAGGGTACCTTCAAAAGAATTGTAGTAGCGGACAACACTCAGGATTTCGCAAATACTGACTATTATGCATACCTTCTTGGTATCTTGTCATTCAACAATCCTGAATCAACTAACATCAACGTCTTCGCAACAGGAAGTATTGACTACATCAATAATAACAATCTTTGTGAAGCGGCAATTGACATGGTAACAAATCAGAGAGCTGACTCGGTTTACATCGTAACCACTCCTGACTACAACATGTACACTCCTGACGCTGGTTCTCAATACGAAATTATCTACCCACAAGAGGCGGTAGATAATCTTGACGGAACCGGTATTGACTCTTCGTACACGGCTACTTACTACCCATGGATTCTTGAAAGAGATACTGTGAATAATACACAACTCTACCTTCCACCTACCGGTCAGGTTTGTAGAAACTTAGCACTCACAGACAACATTTCTTTCCCATGGTTCGCATCGGCGGGTTACACAAGAGGTCTTGTTAATTCTGTGAAAGCAAGATTGAGACTTACTCAGGAAGATAGAGACATCCTCTACCAAGGAAGACTTAACCCAATTGCTACCTTCTCTGATGTCGGTACAGTAATTTGGGGTAACAAAACCCTTCAGGTTAGAGATACAGCTCTTAACAGATTGAACGTAAGAAGATTGTTGTTACAAGCTCGTAAGTTGATTTCAGCTGTCGCAGTAAGGTTGTTGTTCGAACAGAACGATGAAATCGTAAGACAACAGTTCTTGGATTCGGTAAACCCAATCCTTGACTCAATCAGAAGAGATAGAGGTCTCTACGACTTCCGTGTAACTGTAAGTTCTACTCCTGAAGATTTGGATAGAAATACATTAACAGGTAAAATTTACCTAAAACCAACGAAGGCACTTGAATTCATCGACATCGAATTCTTAATTACTCCAACAGGAGCTTCGTTTGAGAATATTTAATATCTTTGTAAGGGGGGAACTAATCCCCCCTTTTTAGCCAAATACCGATGAAAAAACTTTTATCCGAAAAAATAACCGAAGCGGGTCCCGATTTAAAATACTACGCATTTGATTGGGATGACAACATCGTTCACATGCCAACGAAGATTGTTGTGTTAGACGAGGATGGTGACGAGGTTATGATGTCAACTTCGGACTTTGCAGACCACAGAGAAAAAATAGGTAAAGAACCATTCCCTTATAAAGGTTCCACCGTTGTTGGTTTTGCGGAAGACCCATTTAGATATTTCAGTGTGAAGGGTGACGCTCAATTTATGGATGATGCTTTAGAAGCTCAAATGGGACCCGCATGGGATGATTTCCGTGAAGCAATCAACAATGGGTCTATTTTTGCGATAATCACCGCAAGGGGTCATCACCCAAACACCCTCAAAGAGGCGATTTACAATTACATCCAAAACAATTTTGGGGGGATAGACCGTCAAGAGTTAATTAAAAACCTAAAAAAATATCGTGATTTTGCGGGTGAAGAAGACATGTCTGACGAGGAACTTATCCGTTCCTATTTAGAACTGAATCGTTATAACCCTGTGAGTTTTGGACAAGAAGCGTCGGCGGCGAGCCCCGAAGAGTTAAAAGTACAAGCGATGGAAGATTTTGTCCGTTATGTTAAATCAATGGCGGCGCTCCTACAAAAGAAAGCCTTTCTAAAAAAAGACATTGCTAATAATTTTATACCATCTATTGGCTTTTCAGATGATGATGAAAAGAATGTAGACGCAATGAAAACATATTTTAAAGGGATAAAAGAACCAATTAAAACATATACCACTAAAGGAGGAACTAAGAAAGAATACTAGTACTGGATTTAATGAAAGAGTAATTTTTCTGTTTTAGAAGTAAAGAGAAAAATTTTCTAACAGGGTATATTTATAAACAAAGATAAAACGTCTAAAGAAAAAGAAACACCATGGCAGATTTATTAATGAAAATGCCCATTCCCTACGAACCGAAACGTCAGAATCGTTTCATTCTTAGGTTTCCCTCAACCTTGGGAATTAACGAATGGTTTGTAGAATCAACCGCCAGACCGCACATTACAATCGGTGCTACTGAAATCCAATTTTTGAACACCTCTACGTTTGTGGCGGGCAGGTTCAACTGGCAAACAATTCCGGTTGTATTCCGTGACCCAATCGGTCCATCCGCAGCCCAAGCTCTAATGGAGTGGGTTCGTTTACACGCAGAATCTGTAACAGGACGTATGGGTTACGCTGCGGGTTACAAAAAGGACATTGACCTTGAGATGTTGGACCCAACGGGTGTTGTAGTAGAAAAATGGATTCTTTATGGTACATTCTTAACTGACGTTAACTTTAATTCATTGTCCTACTCACAAGACGGATTGGCTACCATCAGTGCCACTTTGAGGATGGACCGTTGTGTATTGATTTACTAATTTTTCATTTACAATAATTCATATCAAATTATTTTTAACCGTAGAGCAAAACTCTACGGTTTTTTTATATGGCAACAGAAGCACAAGAATACGGACAAATGAATTTTGACTTACCACACGATGTGGTAGGTCTACCATCACAAGGATGGTTTTATAAAGGAAAGAAGTCGTCAATTAAGGTTGGATACCTTACGGCTGCTGATGAAAACATTATTATGGCGGGTGGAACCGACATGGTACTCAACCTTCTCAGAAACAAAATCTATGAACCCGGTATGAAGGTTGAGGAATTGTTGGAGGGAGATATCGAAGCAATTTTAATTTTCTTAAGAAACACTGCTTTTGGACCCGAAGTTGAACTCAAACTCACTGACCCAAAAACTCAAAAACAATTTACGACCAACATAAGGTTGGATGAATTAACAATTATTAATGGTGAACAACCTGGTGAAGATGGATTTTTCGAAACGATGTTACCTATTTCAGGAGCTAACGTAAAACTCAAATCACTTACATATGGCGAAGTTAATGAGATTCAAAAACAAGTTGACACATACCCCCAAGGTAGAGTTGCACCAAGAAGAACGTGGAGACTTCAGAAAGAAATTATTGCCGTAGACGGAAATACAGATAAGGGAATGATTTCTCGTTTTATTGAAACGATGATGATTGCCGATTCTAAACACATAAAAAAATTCATGGACAAAAACGAACCCCGTTTGGATATGTCCCGCATCATTATGACCCCGTCTGGAGAAAGACTCACCGTGAATGTGGGTTTTGGGGTCGAATTTTTTCGCCCTTTCTTCTGAGTATAGACAAACTCAATTGTCGGAATTTTATTATTTGGCTTCGGTCCTACATATATCGTGGACTGATTTTCTTAAAATGCCCGTTTTTACAAGGAAGTTTTTATTAGATAAGTGGATTGAAGATAATAAAAAATAAAAAAAAATCCCACAAAATCTATTTATTAGAAAACACTCCCTATGGAAGATGAAGATAAGAAAAGTCTGAATGATGGATTAAAAGAGTCCGTCAATCTTCTTGGTAATATTGGTAGAATTCAAGATGGAATTGTTGCTATCAACTCCGGTTTCGGGGAGAGTAGACAACGAGTCCTCGAATTCAACAATGTATTAGCCGATAGTGCGGGTGGAATCAAAAGACTTGGAGGTAATATTACAGATGTTGCCGCTACCGTCACAGAAATTGCTCAAGGAGCCAGAAGAAACGTAGTCGCCACAACAGATGTGGTCACAGACCTTTTTGCTGTTTCACAATTTTTAGGAAAAGAAACATCAGGAATTGTCGATAGTTTCGCTGCGGCAGGTATTGAAATGACCACAATCGGGGACACTATTCTCGAAAGTGTTCAATATGTTCAAAGTGTTGGTCTGAACGCCAAAACCATTATGGGTTCCGTGGTAGAACAAACTGACTTACTCAACAGATTCAATTTTGATGGAGGGGTACAAGGATTTACTCGTATGGCGGCTCAGGCGTCTATGGTCCGTTTAGATATGAGTAAGACGGCAGCTTTCGCTGACAAAGTTATGAATCCACAAGGGGCTTTGGAGACCGCACAAGCATTCCAAAGATTGGGAGTGGCTGCCGGTACTTTGATAGACCCATTCGCTTTGATGGACGCATCAATCAATGACCCTGAAGGATTACAGGATAGTCTGATTGAAATGACAAGACAATTTACTCAATTCAATGACGAGACGGGAAGATTTGAAATCAACCCTGGTGGGGTCAGGTTAATGCATGACCTTGCTGAGGCTGCGGGTATGACTTACAAGGAGTTTAGTCAGGTAGCATTGTCAAGTGCCGATTTAGATAGAAGATTGTCTCAAATTAGTTTCAACATTGATGCTCCTGAAGAGGACAAACTTTTAATTGCCAACATGGCTAAGATGGGTGAGGGTGGACGTTACTTTGTTGAGATTGAGGATGCTGGTAAAGTGGACTTGGCTAACATCACCGAAGAACAAATGGGAATGCTCAGAAAACAATATGAGGATACCCCAAAGACTATGGAAGATATCCTCAGGAGCCAAAAGGGTACTTTTGAACTTATGAGATTGGATATTCAAGCCTTACCATATCAGATTGGTTATGCTATTGCGGGTCAGAGTGGATTAGCAAAAGGGCTCGAAATGGTCAGAGAAGTTGCCGGACGGGGTGCTGATAGTATCTTTGAAGCGACACCATCAGGAGAAGAACTAAGAAAAAGTGTGGAGGGATTGGGAGACGAATTCCAAGGTGCCGTGGGTAAAATCCTGTCAGATAACACCGAAGCCAACAGACAAAATCTCTTGGATATGTTGAGTACAAATACTGAACTATTAAAAGAGGGTACGTTAAAAACCGCTTTGTCGGCATTGGAAAATTTCAAAGCCGATGGTGATATGCAACAGAATCAATATTACAAAGCCGCAATGTCATTGCTTAACAAAGTAGACACCTCAAGTATTGAAAATGTAAAAAACACGGCAAAAGGAGCTTTGGATAAAATAAGTACTACAAATGTAAACTTCGATGGAGAAATTGATTTGAACATCAATGTTCCACCTGGCACTGACGCTCGAGAACTCACACGTTATATTAATACACCTGAGTTCAAGGAGTTCCTTTATAACACAATGAAAGAACAGATGGATAAAGCCAACGTTTCTCTACCGAAAAAAGGTGGGTAATTCCTATTTATTAGAAAAGAATACTGAATGCCGAGTCCATTAGATTTTCCTAGTTCAGAAGTTTTTAGAAAAAAACTTGTTGTTAGGAACTTGGTGCCTTATAAAAAGTCACCGAGTGCAATCAGTCCGCCAATCAACTACGAAACAACTCAAAGAGATTTATCACCAACCGATAGTGATGATACCTTAATTGACAACCCAATTTTAGCTAACAAACTATATCCCCTGAACCAATACGGTGCTGACGGAGGATATACCCAAGTAAGAGACCCAGGGACACTACAGAACACGAACTCCAACGAGGGGGAGTATGGGTACCAAGACGCAAATATATTGGACGAGGCAGCAGTTGCTGCGTTACAAGGTATAGGAACATTGTCACCGGCGTGGAAACCTCTCAACGCATATGCCAACACAACACAGTTATATGATGCAGGTGAATTTATTGGTCAATTAGAAATACTCCGTACCAACAACGGTAGAGGTACGGACTCCCAACCATATCCCAATTTTAGCCCGTCAACTTATCGTGCGGTAAGTTTGGTGTTAAACCCCGACCCAACAGGTTCCAATGGACCCCTGTCATCGGATTCTTATTTAGCCAAACTCGGAGCAACATTCTACAGAAAATCTTTTGAATACAATGTCGCTCGTCAGATAACCCAAGAAACCCGTGGTAGAGCCAACTTCCTCAATGTGAATGGTGGGGAAGATATCTTCAATCTTATAACGGGTAGAGTTCCTTTGTTGGAACCAAACTACACTATTACAACCCCCTCGACAATTATAGGGGCTGCGGCGTCGGCACTTAACAGATTGTCAGGAACATACGCACCATTCTCTACAATTCCTGGTTCATACTTTGACCCTTCAATCAATAGTAGAACTCCAACAACTACTCAACAATTAGCGTCAGCATACGGGGTTCAAAACTTGTTTGCGGGAATCGGAAGATTTTTCGCGGGTATTGGTGGACAACCAAGAACAGGTTCACAATTATTTTTAGCCAACACAGGTGCCGGACAAAAGTCAGCGCTTTTCAATAACCTTGATTATAACGTATACAAACCTGGTTACGATAGAGGAATCTTGGATAGAGTCGCGGGAGCTTTAGTTGGAACCTTTTCTAATAACAGTGATTATTATGTTGGTTCCGTTAAGTCTGAACCAAGTCAGATTTTTTCACCCGTAGGGGACTTACCTGTTGACCGATTCGGTAGGGAAATTCAATCACCGGTTTATGGACCATCCGAGTTAGCCCAACTATACGAAGGACCTGGTAGGGCTCTTAGATTGGGTGCTAACGGACCAACCTATAGTAGTGGTGGTGGTATTGAAGGTGGATTCACTTGGGTGTCACCTAAGTTCAGAGGAAACGCTGGTAAGTATGTAGGACCGGGTGGTAAGGTGATTGCTGATGACCCCGATTTTGCTCCTTCAGGTTATGGACCAACTGAATCAACGAACTACGATTTCCGTCAGGGTTCAATCCTTGATGAAACTCAACGTATAATTGATTCTCAACCAAGAAGTGGTGGTAGAAGACAACAACACGCGGGAAATGCCATCGACCAAGTTTCTAAAGTATTCAACGACGGATACAAAGAGATTACAAAAGGTTCTAAAGTAATTCGTTACATTGGACAACCTGGCGCCGAAGTAGGTGCTGAATACTGTAGAATTTTCACTAAAGATACTCCATACCTTCAGTACAACGACCTACAGAAACAAGATGGTATGACAACTCAAAACAGAAGATTTTCATACTCTGTTTTAGATAGTACTTACAATCTTAACATCTACCCAAACAAAAGAGAGGGTGGACAAGATTCAACAAACCTTATCAATGGTGTTCCACCTGCGGGAGGTGATATTAATGGTTATGCCAAAAAGTATATGTTCTCATTAGAAAACTTGGCGTGGAGAACATCCAACAGACCAGGTTTATCTTATGGTGATTTAGCGGTTTGTGAGAGAGGACCTAATGGTGGAAGAATTATGTGGTTCCCCCCGTATAACCTAAAGTTTAGCGAAAGTACTAATGCTTCATTTCAACAAACAGATTTTATTGGAAGACCCGAACCGGTATTCACATACAAAAACTCAAACCGTTCGGGAAGTTTGAATTGGAGTATTATTGTAGACCACCCTTCAATCATGAATATGATTGTCAATAAGGTTTTGTCTAACGAAAATAACAAAAATAGAATAGACTCAATTATTGAATCGTTCTTTGCTGGTTGTCGTAAATACGACATTTATGAATTGGCTGCGAGATACTACACAATCAATCCTGAAGATTTGTTTGAAATTCAACAGAGAATCCAAAACCAAGATATTACAACCGAAGAAATTCGATACATCAAAAACACAATTCAAGTTGGTGACGCATCCACATCAAATGGTGGAACTCCAGGTGGAAGCAATACAAATACTTCTACAGATACACCACAAACAGGTAACCAAGATAATTTCGCAGAATTGGTTAATTTGGGTCTGTATTTCGACAATGACATTCCTGAACCAAATCAGGCGGTTCAAAACTACGAGAACTATTATACCACTTATATTAGTTCTCAGAGCAAACAAATTTACGCAGATACGAGTTTGGAGCCTCAAAAAGCTTCGATTTTTTTTACAAACATTGTCGAGGCAAACAAAGTCAAAATTCAAGAAAAACTTTTATTGCTCAGTGACAGATTAGCTCAATACCCACAAGCCACCGCCGAAATAGTTTTGAGGGGCACCGCTTCAAGTCCTGCTTCGCCTGATTACAACCGAGCGTTGGGACAAAGACGTGTTGACGCTGCCGTACAATTTATTAGAACAATTGGAAACTTGGGAAGATTTATTGATGAAAAGAAATTGACAATAGTTTCAACCGCACCAGGTGAGGTTGCTTTTGTTGACCCAGATGGTGATGGGTCAACTTACGAGAGACAATTTTGTTCAACTTCCGCCGATAGTAGTTCTCGACCCGTAGCGGTTTATTCTGTAAGTGCAATGGCGTGTCGAAGAACCGAAATTTTAAGTATAACGGTACCGCCAATTCCGCCACCCACAAAATTACCACCAACTATTGTTCCATCTTCTGCGAGATATAAAGAAGAACTAACTTCTGTCGTTGACTCAAGAACCGTTACACAACAGGTTGTAACTCAAGAAACGGTGTTCAGAAACAATATCACCAAAAGAGTGCTCAGAGGTTTGTTGTCTGAATGTGATTACTTTGAAGTTATAAAAGAGGAAACTCCTATGGTATATGATAACCTCAAGGAAAAACTTAAATTTTTTCATCCCGCATTCCACTCAATTACTCCTGAGGGGTTGAATTCTCGTTTGACATTTCTTCAACAATGTATGAGACCTGGTGATACCATACCAACAACAAAAGTTGATAAACAAGGAGTCAGTACTTTGGAATACAACAATGCCGTCAATACTTCGTTCGGTGCTCCTCCAGTGTTGGTACTTCGTGTTGGTGATTTTTATCACTCAAAAATAATCCCAACAAACTTAAATATCAGCTACGAAGGTTTGGATTTGAATCCTGAAGGAATCGGAGTTCAACCGATGGTTGCGAACGTAACTTTGTCCTTTAATTTTGTTGGAGGTCAAGGACTTCAAAATGCTGTTGACAAACTTCAAAACGCTCTTTCGTTTAACTTCTACGCAAATACAGAAGTTTATGACGACAGGGCAGACGCTACAGACACCAGTTATCAAGTTATTGACAAACAATTCTTGGATGATTTGGATATTACTATTCCACCACCAACAGTTCAAGAAATTCAAACAACTCAAAGTTCATCGAATTTTGACACTATTGGAAATATTCTAACGACAGAAACGACATCTACAAGCCAAACAGGAACCACTGAGTATAAAACGTTTATGAATCAATTCAAGACCACTACTCAGGGTTACTTTACTAATGTGGTTAGTAAGAATACTGATTTGACTCGTCAGTACAACAACGCAGTTAGACAAATATTCTCACTGAGTAGAAATTACATCAAAGGTCCAGTATTAGCCAATTCTAATCAGATATCACGTATTTTTGGTAAACCTTCACAAATTGAATTTACGGTAAATCAAATCTTCTCGAGTTACCTTAATGATATTCAAAGTGGTAGTGATGGATTCATTACCTTTATGAGTGGACAAAACTATAGCCCGAAAGTAATGAGATTGATAAAGAAAAACATGGAAGACTATGTCCAAAGTAAAAAGGGTTCATTTGCGAACTCAATTACCACAGTTCTACAAGGACTTACTACGTCACAGGAAGGTTTAATTCAACAACTCACAAGGGCTAATACAGTACCATTTTTGGGTTCAGTACCTAATACAGGTACAGACGGATTCCAACAGGCGAA